CGCTATAGCAATATAGCAGGAGAACTCAGTCTCTGGACACTCCCACCCCAATGGTTAGCGTAATCCATGATCCGTGTCACTGAGTAAGGACATTAGTTGTGTTCCCCAAGGCTGATAACCTTGGTTGTTCGTGACTAATGTCTGACTCGGATCAAAACGCTGCTCTCTATCAGAAAACAAATAGCTGATATTATAGGGCGGTTAGCCCTTCTAATACTAACCACTTGGTTCACGGATAAAGAACAAGTAGTTTTAAGACCCTTGACAGAAAAGTTTATGAAAACTTGTGATGCGAGGTGGACCCACAGAGGAAAACTGAGTTTGGTTAAATATGTTAAATCAACACGTTTAGCCATTACAAGGTATCTCTCTGGTGAGCCCATTCCAGCTTTGGAAGGTCTTCGTCTAACAAAATCCAAATGGCCTCATTGGATGAGGCATTGGGTTAAGTTAGATTTGACCAATCCGATGGTAATCAAATACCTATTCACGCTTTTAACAGCGTTTAGAGGATTTAGATTCTCACCGATTTTGGACACCACCCCAATCATCTCAGAATTTAAAGGCTCGCTGCCGATGATGTCGGAGCGAGAAATCCTTATGATTTCGAGGTGGCTTGGGATTTCCAAAGCTGAGTGTTCATTCAAGACATTTCACATGAGTACTAAAAGCGGCCCTAATGGACAAGCCATATTGTCTGCCTTAACTGATATACAGAGCCTTCCACCAGATTTAATCTGTGATATTTTCACAGTTGGTGGGAGTTCCCTGGAATCAATTATGACAGATATTATGAAACCTGTCTATCAGGAGCTTAATTTAGCTCAGGTGTTTAATGCCGTGTTTGATCTCCGCGGAAGCAAATATCGTAAACTTTCCTACTTCAGTGATAAAGAAGGTAAGACGAGGGTGATTGGAATTTTGGATTATTGGAGCCAAACTGCTTTGATACCCCTTCACAACGAAATAAATCGTGTGTTGCGGAATATAGAGCAGGATGGTACCTTTAACCAAAATTCTTTTCTCCCGGTACTGCGTAACTGTAAAGGTCCCTACTACTCTTTTGACTTGTCCAATGCCACTGATCGTATGCCCGTCGATTTACAATGTAAATTGATTGACTTAATCATTGGCAGTAAACGGTCACAAGCGTGGAAAAGGATCCTAACAGCCTGGCCGTACCCCCATAAGGATGTCCCCGGCGATGGTGTTTACTATCGCTGTGGGCAACCTATGGGCGCCTACTCATCATGGCCTGCAATGGCTTTAACTCATCACTTCCTAGTAAAACTTGCTGGTTTAAGAGCGGGATATCCCGACTTTAAACAGTACGCTTTGTTAGGAGATGATATAGTTATCGCCCATTCTACAGTAGCTCGGAAATATAAAGAGTTGCTTCAACATCTTGATATGCCTATCAGCGAGTCCAAAACACATGTTTCACAACATATGTTTGAATTCGCGAAAAGATGGGTATACCACGGCGTTGAGGTAACAGGCTTTAGTATTTCGGGACTCATAGAAGTATGGGGGAAATATCCTCTCCTCCATAACTTCTTAGAGACCCAAGCTAACCATGGCTGGGAGCTTTCGTTTGACCGGCACCCGGAGTTAGTCCGCAGAATATGGAGGATCTATGATAAACCTTCACAATGTGAAAGATTTATCAAATTATACTCTGTGTTCAATGCATTAACCGAAGTTAAGAAGACGAAGCAATTTCTGTCATCACCTTATAAGGTGATGTCAGTTTACTTTGGCCTTCCTGAACTCGAAGATGCTAAAGCGACTGCTCTTGTGGAACAGTGTATTAAGCAGGTTCGAGTTCAAATGCTGAACTCGGACTTGGAAATATATCAATCAGGGCTTGACAAATATCTACGTGATATTGGTCAAACTTATGATCGTCTATTTCCAGGCTTGGACACTCCTTCGTACAGGGAATTCTCCAGGAACAGATTACCGATAATCGTTGCGGCAAATAACCGTATAGATCAATCGATGGAAGTGATGATGGCCATGTGGAACCCCGACGTGACAGTAGATGAACTCTACTGTCTCGACGGGTTAGCCAAATGGTCAATCTCACCTCGAATCTTTTCCATGAGGAATTCACACCTGCACCAAGTCCACATTGCCCGAATGGTAAAGTCATTTATCAATGAAGTAAAATCAGAGTTAAATAAACTGCCAGTTCCGGGCCCGTGAACCAGGCGCGGTCCACCAAATCTTGGATTAGTAACCCAAGACCAAAGCCTATGGGAATAGGCTAAGGGGGCTGGTGGATCTGTACTCCTTGCTCAAG